GTTAACGTTTGCTTATCCAATTAAATTTCCGTATGGAAAGACGACAGGTTCACCGTCAGTCACAACAAATGCCACGCATAAAATTTACACATTTACCGCAAATGGAACATTTAGATTTTAATATATGCCAAAAATAACAAGTAATACAAATAACACAATTCGTTCAAAAATTCCGACCAGTGTTGACGTTTTATTAGTGGCTGCTGGTGGTGCGGGGTCGTTGGATGTGCCGGGTAAAGGTGGGCAAGTTCTGGAGTTTACCTCAAATATATCAGTCGGGCGAAATTATATTATTAGAGTAGGAATTGGTGCCGAAAATGCGAATGGCGGCAACACATCTGCTTTCGGACAGACGGCGTTGGGGGGAAGTTGTGATGGCTCTGACAATTTTATAGGAAACGGAAATCAAGGCGTCACTTCTGTAATTACTAAATTGCCGATACAATATGGTGCAGATGGACAAAACGACACTAACGTGATTATAGATGGTTCTGGTAATGGCGGCGGTCTTTCCATGCGCGGCTCACATGGGGTCGTTATTGTTGCTTATCCGTCTCTATATTCTCCAGCTTTAGTTATTGGTGACTATGACGTAAATGTTGTATCGAACACGCGCATTTATACGCTGTCGACAACATGTACATTTTTATTTTAATTAACGGATTTATATGGGTTTACCAGATTTTATTCAACTCGCTAATACGTTCGGGCAATGGGTCCATGCCACAAATAATTTAATTAGTCATGTAGATAATACTAGCATTTATATTTTGGCGTCACAAAATGCTACACCGCGTGTGACAACCGGAAACGTGTCCATTAACGGAACTATGTCATTACATAGTGTTTTTGCCGTTGGTTCGGAATTATTTTCCAATGTAGGGTGGACTGGTGCCGGTTGGACGCAGACATCAAATACGTGGGTACACACTTCAGGAAATATAAATGCTCTGTATTTCCCGACATTCACATTGGATCAGCATGACATGTATATGGTCACGGTTTCGACAACAGGAGCAACAACCTCACAATTATCAATATCGTTTGCCGGGGGTGATTGGAACCAAATTGGCGTATTGAACGGAAACAACGATCCACAAACGCGTACTTTTTATACCCAAGCATTTAATTCTGATGGTTTGTTGTTTGATCCGGACCAAGCGGGCGACGGTGGTTTGTGGGATGGAACCATTGCGAGTATTTCCGTAAAAAAGGTTGCGCCTCAACTTACTATGAATAGTGGTGTTGCGATAGATGGTATACAAAGACCAGTTATTGTGGATGTAGATGGTAGACTACGAAATACGCTATACACTAATTATTTGGTTGCGGACGGAAGTATATCAGATTTTTTAACGGCTAATGTTGCTGCTTCTGAAATTCAATCATATTTGGGGTTAACTTCCTATCGAAGTGCAGACACTTTTTTAAATGGTACGCAGATATATTATGGTTCGTTTATAGCTGACCCAAATTCAGATCCACCAATTCACTATATAACTGCTTCCGCGTCTGATCAGTTGGCTAAAAGTCAAATTGATTTGGGTGTCAACAATGATTCTCCGTATGCATCATATGCAGACGTTCAATCGTTTTCACTGCGTCAACCCGGTGATGTTGCTGGACCTGAATGGAAGCTTCGTGCGGTCGCAGAAGGATGGGTTGATACAGTTGCTAATATTTGCGCTGCTTCTTTAACTACTCGTGATGATGCTGTTGGTTACCGTAGTTTGTCGATTAAGGGTGGTACTGGCGGTGGATTATATATGGAAATTCCCGGTGAGGGGGAATTAAAAGCTTGTAGTAGTTCTGCAATCGTTACACCTCTCCATACACTAAGTGTGCGAGAAGGTATTATTATGACAGTAAGTAATACGGGAATTGTTGCTGAAAAATCTAATGTGGCAGCAACCGCCGCGACGGGAACATTGCCTTATGACACGTTAAACCATAGCGTATTGTGCTACACGGTAAACGCCACAAGTAATTGGACGGTTAATTTTCGAGGGAATTCAACCGCATCATTAGACTCATCTATGATTGTAGGTCAAACGGCTCGTTTTGCTATGATCGTGCCGCAAGGTTCTACCGCATATTATGCAAGCGCCCATCAAATTGATGGTTCTTCTGTTACTCCTAAATGGAGTGGCGGTACCGCGCCAACATCAGGGAATATTAACGCTTCTGATATGTATGAGTATATGATTACGAAGACTGGGAGTGCGACATTTCTTGTGTATGCCAAACAAACGAAATATGCCTAAACATATAAATATCTAATATGGCATTACCTACATCTCGTATAGAATTTAAAGAATATGTTAAACGCCGTCTTGGCGAACCTGTTATTACGGTAAACGTCAGTGATGATCAGATTGAAGAACGTATTGATGATGCACTGTCATTTTATCAAGATTATCACTACGATGCGTCGGAACGTATATTTTTAAAACATCAATTAACATATTCTAATCTTTCGTTTACAGGTGCAGCGACCGGCCAATTTTCAAATAACGAATTGGCGTATGGCGAAACGTCCGGCGGATTGGTTAAAATTCACACTAGCAATAATACATCTGATTTAACTTTTAATTACACGATGGCCACGCATGTGGATTTGATTCCCGGCGAAACGTTGCGCGGTAAATCATCCAATGCATCTGGTACAGTTGGTAATATTACTTTGGGCGATTGGGACAACCAGTATGTACCAATTTCTGATTTAGTATTAAGTGTAATACGGGTGACCACGGTAGATGGGTTTGCTGTAGATAGAGGCACAGGGTTGTTCTCGTGGAACTATCAATTCATGATGAATGACTTGAGTTGGTTATCATCATCTAGTGTGATTTCATATTCGCTGACGCGTCAACATATGGAAATGCTGAACGATATGTTTATTGGCGATCCGATGATTCGGTTTAACCGCCATGTTAACAAATTATACTTAGACGTAGATTGGAACCACCGTGTTAAACCCGGTGACTATTTGGTGGTCGAAGCGATCCGTGTGTTAGACCCTGATACTTATAATCAAGTATGGACTGATCGTTTCCTGCGGGATTATACCACGGCATTAGTCAAGAAGCAATGGGGTCAAAATCTGTTGAAATACGAAGGCGTCCAAATGCCGGGTGGTGTCACTCTTAATGGTCAACGCATTTACGAAGAGGGTGAGCGAGAAAAGACCGCGCTCGAAGAACAGATGCAAACGAAATACGAGTTGCCTCCTGAATGGTTCATGGCATAAAGGACTGAACCATGCCGACGAATCCTTATGTAAATTTTTGGTCCGACCGAAACGAACAAAATCTATTACAAGATTTAATGACAGAAGCCATTCGAATGTATGGTATCAATACGATTTATCTGCCAAGAACGATGCGCAGAGAAGATACCTTATATAACGAGGATGTATTAAGTCAATACACACAAACATTCCCTATCGAAATGTATATTAAGAATGTCGCCGGATGGGAAGGTAACGGCAACTTCTTAAACAAATTTGGCCTGCAAATTGAACATAACGTAACGATGATGGTGTCGGTTGACACGTTTCATCGGCTGATTCCAAGTTTAACACGACCGTTCGAAGGCGATTGGGTTTATCTTCCTGCACCAATTAATAAACTGTTTGAGATCAAGTTTGTTGAAAATCAAAAAGGTCAGGGCCAATTTTACCCGCTCGGCGCAATTACGTTCTACGAATTACAATTAGAACTCCATACTTACACGCATGAAGAAGTGCGGACGAAGATCCCGGCCATTAATATCTTCGAGCAAAGCGACGCGTATGCACAGGATCTTATATTCCTGAGTGGTTCTGGTACGTTCACTAAAGGCGAAACTGTGTATCAAGGTCCGTCTGTGTCTGAAGCTACAGGAACGGGTGTGGTGGCTTTGTGGAATGCGAATACGATGACATTAAAGGTGACAGATATTACAGGCGGATTTGGAAACGATTCGCCGGTTGTTGGTATCAATTCTGCGGCGTCGTATATGCTCACACAACCACCGGATGTGTTGGTAACACCGAATAATCCTACAGATGATAATAAATATCTAGATACGTTTGGTGGGCAAATTATTGATGATCTTTTTGCCGCGAATCCATACAAATAAGGATAATTTGTGTTAACACATTTTTATCATCAAATTCTCAGAAAATATCATATTGCATTCGGGACGTTATTTAAGCAGATTGTCGTTGTGCGTGACGATGCAGACGGGAATGAATCCCAGCGCATTGTGGTGCCTATTGAATATGCAGCGAGAGAATCGTGGTTGACACGTCTCCGCAAAGACCCAAACATGGATCAGAAAACGTCAAACATTCGACCGCGTATGGCGTTTGAAATGACGAATATTCATTATGACGGTAACAGAAAGTTAAATAATTTTAACGGACGCTATACAAGTCTGCCGGGGTTTTCTGGGGGCAGAAAATACTTTAATGGCATTCCATATATTTTAACATTTGGTTTGTATGTATCCACACGTAGCGTTGAGGATGCGAATCAGATTCTAGAACAAATTGTTCCTTATTTTACGCCTGACTATACGGTGACTGTAAATGTGATTCCGTCTGTCGGCATTATTGATAGAATGCGTGTGGTCATGGACGGCAGTCCCGGTTGGACTGATTCCTACGAACAAGATGGCTTCCAGCGCACTCGTGATATTTTATTGACATTTACATTTAACGTCGCGGCGACATTATACGGTCCTATTCCAGAAACACCGACAAGTATTATTCGTAAAGTGATTGTTGATCTCTACGATGCGCCATACGATTCGTCATTAACTGCGCCAGATCATATCATAACCAATGATTTACAATTGATTCTCTTAGATGGGGTGGATGGACGCTTGCTTGACGAAGGGGCTGATACAACCCTTCAGGATATTGCACGGAAGGCACGAATCGAAGTGGTTCCTGTTCCACCCGATGTTGCGCCGACCCGACCGGTGACGGCAAATGTAACAATTACTGAATATGCTGACGGTAAAGTGGCCAATGTTTTTACTGGTGAAGATGTGGTGAACTAATGAATGACAATACAAAAGATACCCTTGATGCGATTTTTGAAATTGTTGAAACGAAAAGTGTGTCTCCGACAACAAACGACATCGTTGATGTGTCACCTATTCAGGCTTTGCAGACTATAGACGCAGCACAAACCCCAGCGCCGGTCGAAGAAACACACGAGGAAAAGATTGCGAAAGAAGATTTCGAATATTCACGCACTGCCATCAAGAGCATTGTCGAAGATGCACAAACTGCGTTACATCGAGCAACGGATGTGGCGACACAAACAGACTCGCCACGGTCGTTTGAAGTCGTCGCAAAGCTTGTACAGGCAACCGTAGAGGCACATCGAGAATTACAAAGTATTCATAAAATTGCGGCTGAGACACGGTTGGCCACAAAGGCGATTTCCGCACCACCTCCCGGTAGTGTCAACATTCAACAAGGTGTCGTGTTTTCTGGTACGAGCGAAGAACTATTGCGCATGATATCAAAAGACCGTCAGTAATATTATAGTATGAGCAAACAACGAGAAGCAACACCGTTTAAAAATAACGAACAACTACCTGCGGCTCAATCGACATATAGTTATACCGTCGATGAATTGCGGGAATTTGTCAAGTGTAAAGAAGATCCTGTTTATTTTATTAAAAATTACGTCAAGATTATTCATGTAGATAAAGGGCTGGTTCCGTTTGAGATGTGGCCATTTCAAGAGAACATGGTCCGCAATTATCACGAGAATCGGTTTAACATCACGATGTGCAGCCGTCAGGTAGGGAAATCGACAACCGTTATCGGTTATTTCCTATATTACATTCTCTTTAATGTGAATGTGCGCGTGTGCATTTCGGCAAATAAACAGAAGATTGCGGTTGATTTATTAGGACGATTAAAGCTAGCTTATGAAAATTTGCCGCGTTTTCTTCAACAAGGAGTGCGTCGTTGGGCGCGTCTTGAAATTGAATTAGCGAATGGTTCCGTCGCATTTGCTGCTGCCACATCATCGAGTGCCGTTCGTGGAGGTAGTTACAATGTGCTTCTGCTTGATGAGTTCGCCTTCGTTCCAGAAAACATCGCGAATGAATTTTATGCATCGACATTCCCGACCATTACCTCCGGTAAAGAAACTAAAATTATTATGGTGTCCACCCCGAATGGTATGAATCTTTTTCATAAATTCTGGATGGATGCCGAACAAAAAAACAACGACTTCAAACCATTGTTCGTGCATTGGAGTGAAGTGCCGGGGCGTGATGAGGCGTGGAAGCTTGATACGATTCGTAACATTGGCGGTCCAGAGAAATTTGCGCAAGAGTACGAGTGCGTTGGGCCTGAAACTATTCTAACCGTTCGTGATACGTTGACTGGTCATATACGAATGATAACGATACATGATTTATATGAACAATTATATGCAGCCTAATATTTTTCGTGCGAATGACCGGTATGAGATTTTAACACCTTCGGGGTTTAAAAAGTTTGATGGGGTCAACAAACAAAAAAAATTAGCAAAAAGACTTGAATTTGAAGACGGAAGTTTTTTAGTTGCTACATTAGAACATTTATTATTAACACCAACTGGTTGGTTAAAAGTAGCTGATTGTTTTAATGGAACTAAAATTTGTGGTATAGATAACCACGATCATGTTATCACATACATTTCACCATCATACGAAGAATGGGTATTCGACCCGATTAATGTTGCTGATGGTTCATTATATAATAGCGGCAGCGTTATTTCTCATAATTGTTCGTTCCTTTCAACACAATATACATTGATTCGTCCCGATGTGTTGAAATCGTTGGTCCATAAAAAACCGATATCAACGTCGGAAGATGGTTATACAGAATTCTTTGAACCAGAAAAAGACCATAATTACATCATGTTGGTCGATACGGCATCTGGTCAAGGATTAGATTACTCCACGTTTGTTATTGCAGATGTAACACAGATACCATATCGTGTTGTTGCCACATATGCCAATAATAAAATATCCACCATCGAGTTCCCACAAGTTTTAATGCATTATGCGAAACGATATAATATGCCGTGGCTGATGGTTGAAGTTATGGATATTGGACGCGATGTGGCCTTTATCATGTGGCGTGATTTTGAGTATCCACGATTCATGGCCACTATGACAGAAAAGCGGCTTGGGCAGCGGTTGGTATTCAACTCTCGTGTGCAGCGGCATTTAGGATTGCGAATGACCACTGGTGTCAAGCGCAGTGGGTGTGCCGTGATTAAAGCCTTGGTCGAAAACAAACAATTGATTTTGAACGACTATCGAATCATTCAACAATTATCGGCATTCGTCCAATCCGGTTCGACCTATCGAGCCGAAGTGAATCATCATGATGACTTAGTCATGCCGCTTGTCATGTTTGGATGGATTTCCCTCCAACCAAACTTCACCGAAATTACAAATGCGCGTGTATTAGATGCGTATATCCAAACGGAAGCTCCGGAAAATGATGATGTGCCATCTCATCATAACATTCTTCCTGATGCGAAACCAAAAGAAGTTGAACCATTTCCGTTTGGTATTATGGATATTAATGGGTATGACGACGATTCTTCATGGCTGATAGGCGGAACCTTCAAGGATGAATTTGGGGACGATAATTTCTAACGACACGTTTTACTAAATATCAATTGAGTTTAACTACGGTTTAACTATCAATCGATATCGTTTGCAGTTTACAGGAGTGTCCATATGGCAACGCAAGTCAGCCCCGGAATTAAAGTTTCAGAAATTGATAAGACATTAGCCATTGGTCAGGTTGCGCTGACTGAGGGTGCAATTGCAGGTAATTTTCGGTGGGGTCCGGTTGATGAAGTTCATACCGTGTCGTCCGAAGAGGATTTAGTCAACCAATATTGGAAGCCAGATTCGAACACGGCTGATTATTTCTTTACCGCTGCAAACTTCTTAGCTTACAGCAATTCATTGCGCGTTGTTCGTGTAGTGAATCCATCACACGCACTTGCCGCCACATCGGGCGTAAGCGCGACGGCGATTAACGCATCTGCGACATTCACGATTAATACATCAAGCAAGACGATGACCGTAGCTGGGGCGAACGCCCAAGCTATGAGCCT